GGCAATTAAATGAACAACAAAAGTTTATTTTTACATCTAACTTAAAGTATCAAACTATGTTAGATAGTGTTCAAGGTAGAGGTCCATGTTTGGCATTTTTACCTTTTGTATCTAATCCTGAATTAGAAGGCTGTATAGTTACATGGGATTTTATAGAAACAATCCATAGTAGAAGTTACACCTATATAATTAAAAATCTTTATTCAAATCCAAATGAAGTATTTGATACAATTATCTTAGATGATAAGATTGAAAAAAGAAGTCAATCAGTAACAAAAACTTATGATGATTTAATTGAAATGGGTTATAGATGGCATTTAAATAAAGATAAAGTTGACCTTTACGAACTAAAAAAGAAAATGTATCTTGCTATGTGTACGGTAAATATATTAGAAGGCTTAAGATTCTATGTATCATTTGCTTGTAGTTTTGCATTTGGTGAACTAAAATTTTTAGAAGGTTCTGCTAAAATAATATCTTTTATTGCAAGAGATGAAAGTCAACACCTTGCAATGTCGCAAACAATTATTAATAATTGGAAAAGAGGTGATGATAAAGATATGGTAAAAATTGGTAAAGAGTGTGAAAAAGAAGTATATAAAATGTATGATGACGCATTAAACGAGGAGAAAAGGTGGGCAACTTATCTATTTTCAAAAGGCAGTATGATTGGTTTATCAGAAAAACTGTTACACCAATTTGTAGAATACATGGCAAATCGAAGAATGAAAGGTATTGGTTTAGAACCAAGGTACGAACAAAAAACAAATCCACTTCCGTGGGTAGACCATTGGTTGAATTCAAAAGGCACACAAAACGCACCACAAGAAACAGAGATAGAAAGTTATGTGATTGGTGGTGTTAAGCAAGATGTTAAAAAAGACCAATTTAAGAAATTTAAACTATAATGGCTGAGAAAGTACAAAAGACCTGTTCGAATTGCGAAACTAAATATACCATAACATGGGATATAGAAGAGCAAGATTTAGAACCTCTTACTTGCCCATTTTGTGGATTTGAGGTAGACAATGAACAAGAAGAAGTTGAGTGGGTCAATAAAGACGAAGACGAAGACGATAATTGGAATTGATTATAGTTTAACTAGTCCTGCCGTATGTGTTAATGACGGCAAGTTAAAATTTTATTACCTAACTACCAAGAAAAAATGGTTAGGTAAACAAAGTAAGGATATAATTGGTTATGAACATAAAGAGTGGACAGACCCTATCGAAAGATTCACTTACATATCAGATTTTGTATTTGATATTCTATTTACAACAAACAATCCAAAAATTTTTATTGAAGGTTATTCTTTTGGCTCTAAAGGTCAAGGGCTATTTCAGATTGCTGAAAATTGTGGTATTCTTAAATATAGATTACTTGAAAAAGGTTATGGATATAATACCATTGTACCTAGTGTTGTTAAAAAAGGTGCTACAGGAAAAGGTAATGCAGATAAAGATATGATGTATGAGGCATTTGTAAAAGAAACAAAAATTGATTTAAAAAAAATATTTGATACTGAAAAAGTTGGTAATCCAATATCAGATATTGCAGATAGTTATTTTATACAGAAAGTTGGTTATGAAAATATTGAGAGCAAACAAAAAAGTTGATAGTATATTTAACGATTTAAGAGAATTAGATTTAAAAGACTTGATACTTATGCCAACAAATGATTGGCTAGAGAAAAGAATGAATGAGTTTAATTATTGGGATAGTTTTGATAAGCATGGTATGATTTATCCTATAACTGTATCACCTCATACGGAAGAATGGGTACAAGAAAGATTAAAAAGAGGTAAAACACCTCAACATCTTTTAGAAAATGGTGAAGTTAAACCAGGTCTTTATGTACAAACAGGACATAAAAGAGTGTATTGGGCAAGAAGAAAAAATTATACTCACATAGAAGGATATTATGTTACAGATAGAGAAGATAAGGCAAAAATAAGAAGTAAACTACATATACCACATACGGATATACCAAGATGATTTTATATTGTGCTGCTGACCCAAAATATTTTGAGATGTATTTTGATTTATGGAATCTACAAACAAGTAGAATATATCCAGAGATAAGAAGACATATTGCATTGTATAAACCGACAGATAGAGCAAAAGAACTTTGTTTTGAAAATAATATTGACTATAACGATATTACAGAATTTTTTCCACAAGAACCTACAAGAAATCATTATTATTTAATGAGATGGTTATTTTTACCTTATAGATATAATATGAATATATTAGAAACTCAAATAAATTGTTTGCCTATAAAAGAACAAGAACTACCAACAAAAGTAAAAGGTCAATGGCGAGTGCAAAGAGAGAAACCACATACCACAACAGGATTAGGTGGTGTATCAGCTGCTATATTTACACCTGAAGCTGCAAGAAAAGTTGTAGAACAGGCGAAGACTATGATAAAAAGTCCACCTGAATCAGACCATGAAATGAATATGTGGCAAATTAATAACTTAGAACAAGAGTTAGTATTGTGTGAGTATCAAATAAAAGACAAACATGGTATTGAAACAACTTTACCAGACCACGCTTATTGGATTACGGCTAGAACAGCACAGGCATGGTCACATGATAAAAAATTAGAGGCATTAAAAAGATTTTGCAAATGAAATTAACAGTAATTTTACCATCAGCAGGAAAAGGTACAAGATTAAATTTACCATACCCTAAAGAAATATTAAGATTAGATAATGATAATGCCTTAATAGATAATTGTTTTAATTTTTTTAAAGATTATGGTAGAAATCAAGTAGAGTTTGTTGTGGTTATTAATGAAGATAAAACAGACTTAATAAAATATCTTGCAAAATATAAAGATAGATTTAATATAACATTTGTATTTCAAAATCCAAATGAGAAAGAATATACAGGTGCTATTAAAAGTGCCTATCATGTATTTGGTGAACATAATTTAGTATTACTACCTGATACATTAATGAAGTTGCAACCAGGTAAAGATTTATATTCATTAGTTACAGAGGCACTAGAAGAAACAGGTTTTAGTTTTTTAATTAAGAGAGAAAACGATAAAGATGTTTTAAAAACAAAAGGTGCAATTTATGTAAACAAAGAGGGCAATGTTGTAGAGTACGAAGATAAACCTACTGATAGAGTTGATTATTATAATTCTTTTTGGTGCGCCTTTGCATTTAGAAAAAGAAATTTCCATGAATGTATAAACTTCATGGAGAAATCTACACTTAAACAAAAACATACTATAAACGAAATAACACAAACACCAATATTTGGTAGTAAAGTAATTGAAGTCGCAGACTATATTGATTTAGGCACATGGCCTGAAATAAGGAGATTATTGATAGATTATGAAAAAAATAATAACTGATTGTGATGGTGTTCTTTTAGATTGGGCATTTGCTTTTGATGTCTGGATGAGAGAACAAGGTTATTTTAGATTACCAAATACAGACCATCATTTTTCTCAAGCAAAACGATACGGCATACCAGAGAACGAAGCATTAGATAAAGTGCATGAGTTTAATCAAACTGGTGCATTAGGTTTTATACCAGCATTTAAAGATAGTGTTGAATATGTAACAAGACTAGGTCGAGAGGGCTGGCGTTTTGATGTGGTCACTATGATTGGTAAAGATAAGTATGCTCATAGATTAAGAAAAATAAACCTACAACATTTATTTGGTGATGTATTTGATAACATTTATTGTTCTGGTGATTTTAGATTACCTAAAAAAGAAATACTAAAACCATATACAGGTTTAAATTACATATGGGTAGAAGATAGACTTGATTATGCAAAAGACGGATTAGAAGTAGGTTTAGATACCATTGTTATGGATTGGCCATATAACCGTGAGGGTTGGGAAGGCAAAAGAGTAAAAAGTTGGAAGGAAATTTATGACTACGCCACACATTGAAGCTAAAAAAGGTGATTATTCAGATATAGTATTATTACCAGGTGACCCATTAAGAGCAAAATGGATTGCAGATACTTACCTTGATGAAGTAAAACAGGTAAACTCTGTTAGAAATATGTTAGGTTTTACTGGTTACTTACATTGGAATGATACTAGAAGACGAGTATCCGTTCAAGGGGGTGGTATGGGCATGGCTTCCAACGCCATTTATATACATGAACTTTATAATATCTATGATGTACAAACAATTATTAGAGTAGGTAGTTGTGGTGGTATTCGTGAAGATATAAATGTTGGCGATTTAGTTGTTGCTTCTTCAGCACATACAGACAATGCAATGACAAACACATTTTTTAATGGTACATTTTGTCCATCAGCTACAGAGCATTTATTAAGAAGATACATGGAGTTATATTCATCTATAGCATATGCAGGTCCCATTATATCAAGTGATTGGTTTTATAATCCAAATGAAAACTGGTGGAAAGAACAACAAAAATTAGGCACACTTGCAGTTGAAATGGAAACTCATATCTTATATGCTTTAGCACACAAGTTTAGTAAAGAGGCGTTATCTATATGTACAGTTGCAGACCATTTAAGTAAACCAGAAATAAACATGACATCAAAAGAAAGAGAAACAGGTTTTGATAGAATGATGAAAAGTATATTTAATACATTACTATGTTAAAATTTTATACACCAGATAGAAAAGGTAAAATAGAACCTTACTCATATAGGTCAAGAGCTAGATTAGTTGGTAAATGTATAGACAATATTGCTCAAGCATTTAAAAATGATATTGTGGTTTTAGGAAGAATACATACAGAAAAAGATGTTGAAAGTTTAAGAAATAATGAAATAAGATATATACATGATATTTGCGATAACAAATGGCCAATGTTAGAAAAACTTTGGTCAAATACAAATGAACACGCCTTAGCTATTACTACAACTTGTTATAGATTAAAAGAACTCATAGAATCAAAAGTAAACAAACAAGTTTTTGTAATACCTGACCCTACTGAAAGAGAAGAAGAACCTATAATATTTAAACCTAATCCTCACAGACTAAATGCAGTTTACTATGGTAGTTATGGTAATTTAAAACAAATAGATTGGGGTAAATATGATTTATCAAAGGTTAATTTAAAAATTATATCAAACGAAGGACCAATATTTTGGGATTTTAAAATACAAGGTGAGTTTGTTAGACAATCAGATTTAGTTTTATTACCAGTAAATAATGACCATGATATGACACAATATAAAGGTAACAATAGACCAATAGACGCATTAAGACAAGGTAGATTTGTGATTACAAATGCAATGATACCTAGTTGGCAACTATTACAAAATTTTATATGGTGTGGTGATATAAATGAAGGTATAAAATACGCTATAAATAATCCAGATGAGGTGATTAAAAAGGTTGAAGAAGGACAAAAGTTTGTAAGAAACAACTATACACCTGAGAAGATAACTAAAGAATGGGAAAGAGTTTATAATGTGTGCGATACATGGGATAGTTGATGTAAAACCAGAGGTAA